TTTGCGCCAGTACCACCACCCGCAATAGGTAATGGGAGTGGGTTTCCGACCGAATCAATAACTCCCCAGTTACCTGAATCGGTAACATAGAAGAACACTCCTGAGGTCGGCGCAGAAACGGTAGTTGTCGAACCAGAACTATTGAAGGCCTGGATTCCTAAGTTAATTTTAGCTGTATTAACAGTGCCGTCGGCTTTGATGTCCCCGAACGGATTACTTCTTGATAGGCTTAAAGTGTTAACCGAATTGAGAACAAATGCAGTTGACGCTTCCTGTGTGGTACTTGTTCCTGGTGCGGCTGTTGGAACTGTTGAGATTGCATTTGTGCTATTCAGGATAAGCCATGATGATGCTGACGCTGACCATTTAACTGTTACATGGCTTCCTGATGCTATTTCACCGCTTATTAATGTTTGCCCAAACTTATTTAATACTGGATATGCACCCAATGAACAAACATTTAACGTACTTGATGTCGTGTTTGCATTTGCAGCCTTGAAGTTAACTTCCATGCCATCAGAAAGCGACAAAATACCTGGATTAATGTTAACAACATATGCATTTGATGTACCGGTATCTACGGCATATCGTAATGAGTTCTTCTGGATGCCATCAACGATCCCACCCTGCGGAAGAAAAGGAGCGTTTGCATATACAGCGATATTGCCAGCGGTGACCGAGGTAGCGCCCTGAGCCACCGTAATAACATACAACCCAGTACATCCAGTATCTGGAGACGGGGTTATTTGCGTTCCTGTAGTAGCTGCGACACCTGCCTTGAGAGATACGATGCACATTCCCTGCCGGACGGTGAATTGTGCTGAGCCACTGTTATTTGGGCCACTCCATGCCACCGATGGGTTGCTGGCATTATAATAAGGGAGAACGGTAGATCCGCCATCAACATCAGAATATGTAACCTGAATCAGATAGTTAATGCTGTAACCAGAAGTTGATGGCGCTGTCAGCGTGAATTGCTGAGCATCGAGCACATACCCCTGCTTTAGAATGCTGTGAGTTGTATCCGCTGGAAGAGAGGAATACGCAGTTCCATCAATGTTTTGCAGGCTGTAAATCTGTCCCGCCGATACGTTTACTACCATAGATGCCGGGCTTGATGGTGTGCATGCAAGACCGTGAACGTATGTATTCCCGCCCATTAAAGAAGATGCAAGCTTTGCCAGTCCAAGCATTGAATATTTGTTGGTATTAAGGAGATCTGTTTCGAGTGGAATTGCTCCAGGATAAACAATCTGACGATTCATATTTTTCCCATACAAAAAAGGCCGCCCGCTGGCAGCCTGTTTATGAATTAAGTTAACGGTAAATTATTCGATGCGAACCCACACTGCGGTACCTTCCATCTTCACAGAGGCGACCGCAGCGTAAATTTGTGCGTCAGTGACGCTGGTTAGCTCTGAGTAAGAGGCGTATTTACCCCGCGAAGGCGTTCTATATCCTGAAACTGTTGAAGTATACCCTCCAACATACGGTATTCCTGCTCCAGTTGGCCTGTAAGCTATAACAAATGCCTGATATGGCATTGAAAGTGAGCCATACGCTCCTGCTACGCCATATCCAATGCATGGCATATTGTAGCCACCGCAATCCTGAGGTCTTGCTGGTTCGATTATCTTCGGAGTATGCCCTGTTAAATCCTCAAGAACCTTAATTATTGCCTGTCTTGTTCCCCTTTCTCTAAAAAGATTAATCCTTATGATGTTAAGGAAATCTTCATCTGTTTGCCCAGCCTGGCGCTTTATCCTTTCACCGAAGAAATCATTTGCAATGATATCAAGCCAGCCATCTGTAGCGGTAAGTATCCTCGTCTGCAGTACCGCATAAGCGTAAAGTTGATATGCCCATGAAAGTGCTGAAGCGAGTCCATTTAAAACGGCATCAAGTATTGGGGTTGAGTCGTTAAACCACTGGACGGGCAATACTGATTTCAGTCTTCTGACGAAATCATCCTGGTCACCTGTTGCCATATGATCCTCTTAACTTATAACGATGGTACCAGAACGAATAACCTGCTTCACGGTTGCGGTTAAATCAGCAGTAGCCCCATTAATAGTAATATTGGTTACGTTTGTAACATAAGGACTTACCCCATAAGCAAGGGATGCAATCTTTGTTACAGGGAGAGACTGGCCAAGTGGAAGTGATGCTATGTAATTTGCTATTGCCGTGTTAACGAGAGCAATAATATCGTTATGAACTGCAGATGATGATGTAGTAATTGTCGCTGAAACGTTAGCCGTGACAACAACTGGAGCAAACACTCCGAATGTGATCGTAAAACCCCTAACTGCATCTATCGCTGTATAAACAGTGTTCATAAAATTACTTGTTGGGCTTCCTGAGCCATCGTCAACAACAGCATAGAAATATCCATATTTAGTATTTCCTGCATAATCCTGGTTTTCTACTACCTGATAGGTAACACCTTGCTGAATACTTGATATCGCATATTCAATCGCTGACTTAGTAGCCTTTGATAAAGATGCAACCCACAACTGAAATCTCGCTCTGGCTGCGTCATCTGACTCTGCGTCGGCTCCGTTTGCAAATGAGTTGGCATTAGTGACGGTATCAATTCCGGGAATCACTCCAACGATTACCGTGACTGTATTTGCCGAGGCATTACCAGATGAGCCTGCAACAATAGCTGAGACAGGGACTGTTACCGATGCTGTAGACGCAGGAACAACATATCCAGACTGTGTTGAGTCATATGCGGGGTTGGATGTGTCAGCAACAACCAAGAATGATTGCGTACCATCGGTTGTCTGAACTTGCGATCCGGCTGGAATAAGTGCAGCATTTGTCGCGGTAAATCGTGAAAATGTCACATTCCCTGTAGCAGACACTGCCGGTTCACGGAAGAACCCGAAATCTGCAAACCAGGTGTCAAGGTCTGCTCCAGAACATGTTGAAGCCCTTGTAATGACAAGCAGATTAACAATTAGCTGCTGCAGCCAGAGGATTACTCCACTGTTGGACTCAACAATAGCTCGCAAGATGCTGCCTATTGCAAAATCAAGTAGTTGAGTGCTTTTAGCCTGGATGGCTGTAACCTGCTGCGATACAATGTCTGAGAACGACTTAATATTTAGCGCCACGGATTACCTCGTAATATCGAAATTAAGGAATTCAGCAGTTCCCGAGACTGAGTCGTTGTACCTGACATCTACGTTTACGCCGTTATCTATCGTTTTTAACGTCACTACGGGCCCAGGCGTTCTTGCCACACAATCTTCTAATTTCATCTGTCCAAGAATCAGAGCTTTCCATTCCGAAACGTTAACGTGCTCACCGATTTTCTTTCCCAGACCTGCCCCATACTCAGGATGAAAAACAAGCTCCCCTGGATTGGTAATCAGCCGACGTAAAATCCTTTGCTTCCTTCGCTCTGTGCCGGTAACAGACAGAAGGTCTCCGCTGGGCGATGCGGATAAATCCGTGCCCACATAGTGGAAAATGTCGAACATGATTTGGCCTTAGCTGGTTGGACTGTCCGTGGTGTTTGTTGTACCGCTTCCGGTCTGTACACCATTATGTTTGTGCCCGTTGTACTTGATGCGAAGATCACCAAGTGAGCCATGAGCGCCATTCTGATCTGTTACTGAACCAGAAGACTGGAAGCTACCATTATTCTGCATGTTGGCGTTGATGGTCATGCCGTTTGATGCTGTATGTGTCGACGTCCCGTTTCCGTTTAAAGAAAATACCGAGCCTGCCTTATCTTGTATGACGATAGCTCCACTGTTCAGGAACTTGAGTAGCGAGCCAGACTGGTGAACTATCCATAGCTCACCTGATGGCGGACCAGGGCAGCGGTCTTCGTTGTTATAAAACTGGCTCCCTGCCATTCCTACCCCGATTGTTCCTGAGTCAAAATCGACCTCAACCTCTGCACCAATCATTGGTCCTGCAGCAAAGCCAAATCCATTACCAGCCCACGGGGTTCCAAGTGGAATCCACCCGGTTTCCTCTCCGGTTGGCTGGAGCGATACCTTGATGGCGTATTCCTTTGGGTCATAAGCGCTTATTAAACCCTGCCTTGTGCCAGCGAAGGAACCCATAGACTGTTGAGCACGCATCGCCATCATATTCATCAGATGGTTCATTCTGTGGTGATCTCCAGTGCTGGTGAGTGATTTTTCCCTGAGATGGTCATTGTATATCCCGTATCCCAGTCAATTCTCCGCGTAACAGAGTCACACCAGAACAACTGGTCAAACAGAGACTGCGTCCCTTCTATTCTCACCAGGGTACGAGGTGTCAGGACGTTATCGCCGAATGTTGAACAGGTGAACTTAAGTTCGTGCAGGACTATATCCCTGTAAATCTTCTCAGCTAGCGCCTGCGCCTGCTCTGGAGAAAGCCCGTTGCGAATAATGCGATAAACCTGAGTCTTTGGCGTCGATGACCCGGGACTGGTGTTTCTGGCCGCCTTAGGATAGTAAGCGGTGAATTGCTTATTTTTCCGCTTGGCACTCCAGCTCATCACTTCGACTGTTACGCCTTTGGAAATTGTCAGAGTGCGAGAGAAACGCAAATCTTCAGACACATTCGCCTGCGGGTAAGCTGTTGCAGTGCCTGGTGGCACATAGCGAATTACATAGTTATCAGCTTTTGCCTGGTCAGCTTCCGGATGGAAATAGAGAGTGTCACCCTCAACCCATACAGAATACCCTTCGAGGGCGGCAAGAGTAGTGAGCAAATCCCATTCAGTCTGCTCACCTGTAAGATGAGCAGAGTCTATCTGGTAAAACTCACCAAACCTCTGAGTGGTTGCCGTTACCTCTGATTTAAGCCCCTGACGCTCCGCAAGCATCGATGCAATCTGGCTGGATGTGTAGTTTTTGAACGTCTCTCCTGCCGTTTTCGCATCAATAAATAGAGCGGTGTAGTCGCGGCCATTAATGGTGATCGTAAATCTTGCAGGGTCAAAATCCCAGGTATCGACATTACCCTTGATAAGCATTTTGGAGTCGACTCCGGAAGTTGTGCGAATATCAGCCCATAGCTCAACCGTTACCGTTGTTTGCGTGCCCCACCATGCTAGCTGCATTGATGCAGGAAGTGCTGAAACAGCCAGCTCAAGGTCAAATGTGCTTGCCCCACGAAACCCGTTACTGACAACCTCAAAAGACTTGAACTCCACCACTGTTCCATTCAGATAGCAGCGGCCGGATATGTGACGAGAACCCGGCTGCAATATTGGGTTATTTACGTCCATATTCAGTTAGCCGTTGATGATGGTGTTGTAGGAATGGTGATGGTATTAATGCCGTTTAGTTGTGGGTCAGTAAGACCATTGACTTTTGCCAGGCTATCCCAGTAGGTAGCATCACCGTATTCGTCTGAGGCGATCTGGTAAAGGTTACCACCAGAAAGCGTTATGCTTTTCACGCCGTTAGCCGTCTGCCCTGTTCTGACGTTTTTGTTAACCCTTTCCAGCACTGAACTGAGACTGTACAAAGCCGGTAGCTTGGTCATTCCATCTGCCTGAGTAAGAATATTGCTGACAGTTTTTGACACAGGGTTACCCGGGATAATCCCGCCAAGGGTTGTGATTTCACTAAGTGAATTCTCGACCGATGAAATAGACGCCTGGACTATTTGTTGGGCAGCAATAACCGGCCTAACCACAGCCTGAACCTGAGTTACGGTTGCCGTGGCGAAGTCTTTGACGGTTCTTACGGCACTCTGTACGGTGTTGACAGCAGATGTAACGCTATCAACGTCTATTACGCTGGAAAGGTTAAGTGCGTTGCCGATATCGCTGTTTATGAGCGAATTAAGAGCCCCTGTTAGCGCATCGGTCTGTAGCGGGCTGGCGTTGTTCTGAACCACCGCAAGAGTGATACTGTACGGCCTGCGAAATTCGAACTCGTATACTGGATTAAATTCGGTAATGACAACATCAAACGAATAATCAGCAAGTGTAAGCGTTACTGTTTCACCCGTATCACGCATCTGCTCAAGAACTTTGACGCGGGATGATGTTGTGTCTCCAGTGAATATCCCAGACCAGGTGATCGGGTCGTACTCAATGCCTAGCACATCGACGAGGCGTCGCCCGCCAATCATCTGATGAGTTACGGTCTTTTGACGCCCGGGGATAGTAATGCGTTCTGGTAATTCGAAATCAAGGAACTCGAAATCGCCAAGAATCAGCCGCGTGGCTGACAGGTTAAATCCTGACGCCACGCTGCTTACTGTCGAGGAGAGCGACGACAGGCTGCTGAAGAATGACATGTACTCTCCTTATCTGGTTACGAGGCTGCCCATACCTGCATGAATCAGGCTCATCGTTGCATCCGTTCCGGAAGTACTGGATGGTGCTCTAGATGCTTGTTTCGTCTGGTATGTGGTAACCGTTTCTGCGATTTTCTTGCCGTCGAGATAGGTATTTGATGTGACCTGAACAGGGCGATCATTGCCGGTAGAAACTTCAGGCGCTGACATACCCTTAACAGTGCTCTTCATTCCATCCGCGTAAGACATTCCACCTGATGAGGTATTTTTCATCGCTGAAGCATAACTCTCAGCGAATGTTCGAGGGGCGGACTTTTGAGGCTTGATAACTGCATTTGGGGCTACTGGTTTAGCTCCATCATTGCCTTTTTTGGTTATGGCGTTTATGTCATTCAGAAGCGTCAGTGCATTATTACCAACATTCCTTTCACTGGATGTAAGGATGTTTACACCAGGTATTTTGTTTAACAGCCCGACTATATAGTCAAATAAGCTATCCCAACCACGCTGCATCTTTGCTGCAAATGAATCAAAACCTTCAACGAAGTAGCTTCCACTTTCTTTTATTCTTTTTCCAATAACAGCCATTATCTCTGAAAATTCAGATTTCATTTTTGTTGCTTCTGGTTTAACTGACTCGCTTATTTTATCCCAGTTCTTGTAGGTCAAATAAGCTGCACCAGTGGCAGCAACAGCCGCCCAAACCAACGGTCCTCCAAGTACAGTAGCCAGCGAACTTACAACACCAAGGGAAGCAACCAGTCTGGCCGCCATGATAGAAGCGCCAAGCAATATCACAGCACCTGCAATAGTTGTTAATCCTGCAGCAGCTGCCACGGCATAGGTTGCCATCTTTGTCATCGTCGGGTGTTTTTCTGCGAACTCAGACATTTTGTCGAAGAGCTTCGCAAGCCCCAAAGTCAGCTTGGTAACGACCGGGATAAGCTGCAGACCAATGACCGCCTTGAGATTCGTCCACGAACTGGATAGCGCCAAAGCAGCTCCATCAGGAGAATTCATGTACGTGTCGTAAGCAGCGTTATAATCCTGAGCATGACGGAATATGGCGGTATCTTTCGCGAACTTCACTCGGTTCAGAATGTGTTGACCAATAAAGTTACCGGTGTTCCTGTTGAAGTTTTTAGCAATAAGCTCAGCAACCTGCTCGTCAGTCATTCCCTGACCAAATCGTGCCCTGACATTCTTAGCCATTTCAGCAGCAAGTTGATCAGGATTTGCAAACATAGCCGCATACTGAGACTTCAATCCGCCAGCAAGCAAAGACTCTCCGCCAATGCTTTGCATGTAGATCTTGCGTTCATCAGACGACATGCCTTTCATGGCGTCCTGCATCAGCTTCAGGCGGTTTTTGCTAACACCTTCCTCATACATTCCAATGTCAGCAAGGAATCCTTTGGCTTTCTTGTCCATGTGGCCGCCAATGAGCGAGCTAAAAGCTGTCATTAACGCGGTACCAGACTGGAAGCCGCCATTCATAGACATCAGGCCAGCAAACTGACCATATAGATACTCTGGTGATAGCAGCGCATATGCCATTTTACCGGTCTGTGATGCCTGCAAATAATCTTTAGGGCTGACACGGTTTTTGGTGGCTAATTGCACCTGAGTAGCCATCGCCAGTTCTTTCTGGAACTCTTTGGGGTCGTTTACTACTTTCCCGCCACGGTGCTCAAGGGCTCGCGCCATAGCATTAACAGCACCGTCGGCCGCCCTTTCACCAAGAGCTGCTTTGACTACTGTTTCATATCGAGTGAACTGTGGAGCAAGCTCTAAAGCATGGTGCAGATCGCCAAATGCGGTATGTAAATCCTGAATGAGGCGAATATTCCCGGCAATCGTTGACCCAAGTGTTTTGTGGGTCTGTTCCATTGCCGTGGCGTTAACCTCGGCCATTTCCATGGCATTAAGGTTGAGCGTTTTAAAATCAGCTTGCGCCATGGCAACATCTTTTGCTGATTTTAACGCAGCATCCAGTCCCTTGGTTAAGCCAAACCCGATCGCCATCAGGCCGCCGCCTACGGCAGTCATTTTCCCAATTGACGTTAATTGATTTCGCAGTTTTGCAGCGCTATTTTCAGCGGTGGCGAAATGCCGCGTCAGGCCAATAAGACCAGCCGTTACGTTTTCGGTAAGGCTCAACCTGACCGCAACTTTGTAAGCTTCGATATCCATTAAATAACTCCGGGCAGGCAATAAAAAACCCGCCGAAGCGGGTTAATCAGTTCTTTTTAGAAACATTCGCTGTATCGAGTATTTTTCTCCGCCTGGCGAAGTCACTATGGCGCACTCATCGCACTTATCGTCCTGTCCTGCGACATTAAACGTGGCTTTTTTCAGCCTTTCAAGTTCAATGGCATCCCCGCTCGATGACTGTGCATATCCAGAATCATCTTTAGTGAAATACACACTTACGCGATCGCCTTTTATGCAGGTATCTTTTGTGCATGTGCCATTCTGTTCCGCATAAATCGTTTCCATAGAACAGAACGCAGTCGTCGGCAGAAGGAGAACCACTGTGAGATAAGTCGAAAGTTTCATTGCCATCACCTCTGGATGATATTTATACAACTATACCACCAAGGTCGTGCAAATTAATGCAATTATAAATCCCTTTCATACCCAAGAGATGCGTGAACAACATCACCACCACATATAGCATTCACAGCTGCGCGACCGATAATCCCCTTAATCGCTGCTTCATTATGAATAACGGCAGGCCCAAGTACCGGTCGTGGCGGAATCTTCACTGTTCCGAACTCATGGAAAGCAAGCTTCTCTTCTTCCGAGCCAACAATGGCCTCAAGCCCTTCTGACTCTGATTTGATGCTGTCTCTCATCTGGCCGGTTCTTTCCAGTGGCGCATTCAGAGGATACCCAAGTCGGGATTTTTCTTGTTCTGTCGAGTCTGCAAGGTCATCCCATGCTGCAAATGGCCCTACTGCTGGCTGATAAAACCCGATCTCATCCTGAGCGGTTTTCTTAATCTGCTCCGCAACCTTAGCGAGTGCCGTTTCTGCATGTTCCTGGACGGCAATTTTGGCTGCTGCAAATGTCAATGCCGCATCCATCAGGCTTGAAAGCTCTTTCATTCTTTCTTCTCCCATTTCCATGAGTTGAAGTCAAAAACACCGCCTTCAAACTCAGAAAACACGATGGACATAGCATGTTTTTCATAAGGCATTAACTCCGAAACAGAGAATGCAACGTTGAAAGGAACCCCGTTTTTCATTAACCAGCACGACTCTCGAAAAACGGGGTTCTTTGCTAGTTTTTTGTTGCTTCTTTCTCCGCAGCCACGCCACTGGCATCATCTGCAACTGACTTATACAGATGCGCAGCGATAGCATTCATACCCTCGCGGCCAAGAATTTTCATCCTGCCTTCAAGTTGCTGGATATTCTGAGGTACGGAGTATGCTTCCCCATCAATCTCTGCTGCGCAGGCTGCAGGAATGGCGTAAGCCTGAACGTACACTACGTTTTGTGAGCGCTCTGAACCAATAGCAAAGATGAGGCGCGATTCTTCCAGTGGGTCAAGCTCACGAATGACGATCTGACGACCACGACCATCAGTGATTACGTTCGAGTCTTGCTCTGCAACCACTTCGTTAACCTGTGTGGTTTCTTTTACTGTTACGTTTGGCATTTATCAGGCTACCTGTAAACGGCGTTTAGAAGTGAATGTGAAGGTCTGACGAACAGTCTGATCGCCCTGCTTTTTACCCGGGTCAGTAAAGTTAAACTGGACGCCGGTATAGCGATAAACAGATGTTCCGCCATTGGATTCGGTAATGGTTTCTGTGATGGTGCCTGCAGCGCGGTTGATGCCAGCAAAATAGTCTGATTCCCACTGAGCCCACCATGAGTCGAGTGTGGAATCCTGACGCTCAGCTTCAATCGTGCCCTCCCAGTTTTTGGGGATCATGAGCGTATCGGTTTCGCCGGTGATTTTTGTGACGTCGATTTGGTTTACTTTCGGCTTTGCGTCGAAAGAGATAACAACAGGAATCGTAACAACCCCGTAAGCAGTGTTGATGTCAACCTGGACGTCGCGACCTACTGTGTAGCCGTTAAGAGGCATGGGTATTTCTCCATAATAAAAAGCCCTCACGCAGAGGGCTTATATTTGACTTGTTTACAGGGTGGCGTTGCTTGAAACGGACACTGTTACGCTTGCACCACCTTCCAGGTTAATCAGGAAGAAGCGCGTAGTTGCCAGATATTTAACCTGTACGTCTGCAACCATATAGCCTAGAGCGACGCGGTTGCTTGGGTTGTTACTGGCATCGAGTTTGACGCTGAATGCCGGGCCACCATTCGGGTCGCCAATCATTCCGGCGTCTACCAGTGATTGCAGGAATGACTCAATCGTGGACTTCGTCGAGCGTCGCAGGTCGGTAGTTTGCGGCTCACCTACAACGTAACCAAACGATGCCGCCAGCGTCGCTGACAGGTAGTTGGTCATGCGGGTGTAGGTATCATCGTTCTGGGTTGAAGATGATGCAGCGTTTCTGCCTGAGCGAAGGCCGAAGTAGTTACCGCCAGGGCATGGGTTGGTGATAACGTCCAGACGTGCGTTGCTCAGAGCGCCGATTTCGCTGATGCTGTAAGGCTGGTTTGCGAGCTGGCGTTGCGTCGCCACAACGTTGGTGATCGCCTTGTTGAGTGCAGAGATATGCGGTGACTGGGCAGCATATTTCGCAGCAACAAACGTTGCCGGTGCGCACATGCGCGAGCTCAGGCCGTTAACAGTATCATTCCAGTAAATCCAGTCGCCAACCAGTACCTTCATCTGCCATGAATCGACACCTGATGAGTTCAGAGTGGTGGCAAGGGAAGAATAGGTAACGCCTGCAGCTGCCTGGGCGATACCAAATACCCCTTCAGACAGACAGTAGGTATTGATAGTAGGCCACTGAGTTGAATCGGTAACGTCTACCAGGTTAAGCACCTGCACGCCAGAGCCACGCAGCGAGTACATCCCTTTGCGGGTAGTGCTGGTCCCGTCTGTGCCGACAAGCACAGCATCAGTGATGGTTGTATTGCCATCAGTACCGCCAGTCAGCGTCCATACAGTGGTCGTATCAGGAACCGCAGTCGATGTTCCGATAGAGGCCAGGACATACTGACTTGCGCCACGTACAGCAGTAATGCCGTTGTTTACCGCGCTGACAAGGTTTGCCCACAGAGTCGCGCCTGACCCTGTGATGTTGTCAAACACTTCAGGGGTCTGGCCTGGGAAGTACACGGTCAGCTTGTAGCTGTTAACTGCTGTACCAGTGGCGACCTGCGCAGTGATGGTGTTGCCTTTTGTGCCGGTATATTTCGCCGTCAGCGTCATACCAGTCACAGGCGTGCCAGCGGTGTCTTTCAGTGCAATCGCAGCTGCAAGGTCAGTACCGTCAGTTACGCGAACGCAGCGCAGGTTAGTTGCGCCAATCTGGAGTGAAATGGCGATAGCGGTGCAAAGGTCGTATTTGCGAACCTGCTGAGAGCCGAAGTAGATAGCCTGGTCTGTGTCGGAGCCGATGAGAACCGGAGAGTTTACCGGACCCCACGAGGCAATGCCGACAATACCCAGGCCATCGCTTGGCACGCCGTTGATATAGCGTGTTTTTGGTGCCTGGATGCCAACATAGAGGTCAGCAGCAGACAGCGCGGTAGTGTTCAAGCTACCTACTTGATAAACGGGCATATTGGTTCCCCAAATAAAAAACCCGACACATTGGCCGGGTTATTAGTTGACTGAATGGTTTACTCTGCTTTTGCTGCCTTGTAGACATAGCAGGCCAGTTCTCCAGCTAAAATCTCCTGGATTTTGGCTGCGTCCGAGATGCGATCACCAATCTGGTAATCCATGAATGCATGACGCACAACCAGCTCATAACCGAGGTCGGCTGATGCGGTAGCTTTGGCATTATCGGCCATTTTGTTACTCCGGAATGGTTTTGATGAGGTTTCCTGACATATCGCTGACGTTCATCGTCGGAGCGACAATCTGGGTTGCGGTTGCGGTCTGAAGCGAGCTGAAATCGGCGCAGAAAATCATGTCATGACGGTAAACCAGGTATGACTGAGCCGAGTCACTTGGCATTGAGCGCTTATACCTGAGCACCGTAGGCGAGCCATCTGGCATATTCAGTGACGTTAACGCAGAAAGGCCATTGTCTACGGCAAGAGCTGTAGCAGCACGAACTGCAGGAGACCCTGCCCATACCGTAACCTGAAAGTCCTTTTCCTGACGGCGAAGAATGCGACCTACCACGTCTTCTGATCCGATTCGAATCTCAAATGCGGCTGTTGCCGGTAGCGTAATTACCGCGCCTGAACTCGATGCGCCTGATATCTGCACCGCAAGAGCTGTTGCTATGGTTGCCAGCGTATCGCCTGACTGCACCGCGTAGGTGTGATGCTGCTTATCGCAAAACAGGTTGATGTTTGTCGGTATTGTTACGGTGCCAGCCAGCGTGATTTGCTGCCCAGTCACCGTAGCAGTAATGCCTGATACACCTTTTGATATAGAGCGCCACGGCCTGCCAAGAGATTCTGTGAGCTTTTTTTCTGTCGTCAGCGGGTAAACGCTTATGTGACATTTACCCGCCTTCAGATCTCGCTCCAGACGCCCAGGCTGAGGCCAGCCAGCATAGATGTACGCTGCAAATCCGGTTACTGATGGGTTTGATGTGCCATTCGGGTACATAATCCCGGCAATAATCGACACCATGGTGTTTTGAATGCCGTATACGTCAGCCATCTTTTAGATCGCCAGTTACATCTACTGAAACGAGAGGGAATGTTAATGTTGCGACTCCCAATTCTCCGCAACCACTCTTTATTGACCACTCGATACCAGTAATGCCAGTAATTTCCACCCCTTCACGGTCGAAAACATGGGTGCCTCTTGGGGTGCCGTCTGAAACAATCCTCACACCTTTTCTTTCATCGATAGCCATATCACGGCCTCACTTGTTGTGCTGTCAGTCGCCATCCCAGGTCTGTCTGTTCTGCCGATGTCAGCTTATATCGACCGCCTATTTCGTCGGTGATTATGTCAGCAGTGCGCAGGTAGACGCCGTCAACGAATGGGAGCAGGACGTTAAACCATGGGTTTTTTGCGTCAGCCGGTAGGCCAACTTCATTCTTTTCGCCCTTACTTCCCTGAAGCATTGAGCAAGGCCAGCCAGTCATCAGAGGAACTTCTGTTTCTGCCGTGTCGCCACCATAGCCAAGCTCACCAGGTCCGGTATCCATAGAAGGACGGGAAATCGTGATTGTGCGATTACAGCTCACCATCAGAATTGGCAATAACTGCTGCATAGCAGCAACGAACAGCGTTCCCTCAATGCCAACAAAATAATCACCAACCTGTCCCTGAGTGCCGTCGAAAATCCCGTACCAGGTTGCCTTTCCGTAAACGTTCGGCTTGCTGTACTTCATGTCACAAGCATTGAGCGTCATTTTCAGTGGCGTTAGCGCATTACCTGCATCAAGAGGGTTTGAAGCAGATGTCGGGCGAAAACGCTGGTAGGTGGTTCCAACTACACGAGCCGCCTTCGCGTACCCTTTGTACATCTTGAGCTGGATTTTCTCGCCATCCATGCATCACCCCCTGACGACCTGACAACCACCCTTACCCAACCATGGGCCCGGCGGAATGCCGATGAATGAGCACATCTGGCGACGCCACTTGTTGAAGAGGTTCATCCGATCTGATACCTCGTTTTTGTTGTGCGTCCAGATTGCCGCGATATCGGTGTCGAGGTTGTCACTGGCATCTGTAATGGCTGTTTCGAGCACTGCTAGCTTGTTCAGATAGGTGTTGATAAGCACGCTTTCTTCCGAGGCGCTCATGCTGTTAAGGCGGCTGTAAAGTGTCTCCCATACACCGGGAGACACCCAACCATAAGCAAAGTCACGACTGGCATCTGTTGGAGTGCTGCCAATCATTGGATATCCGGCGTAACGACGTACGTCCGTCTTCTGCTGGTCAGTCAGCATCTCTCACGCCTGTTATTTGTCTTCTACCCAACCGCCAGAGTAGTAATTCACAACTTCATCAGGGTGAACCTGTGCGGTATGCGGGGCGTCATATTTGTCAGGGTCGCGCTTCATCATCACGAATGCGATTTCCTGCTCATCGCTTTGTGCTGCAGCAGCGCGTGCTGCACGCTCTTCTTTGGTCAGTCCTGCCATGATTACTCCAGAAAGAAACAAGGGGCCGAAGCCCCTTTGCATTTACCCAAGAACACTCGCTAAGGGTATTTATTTATCACCTAACCCAAAAGGATGCAGCTGTGAGCCGGTTTGATGTTCTGCACACCCCATGCCGCAGCGATTTCATAGCGAACGCGACGGTACTGTTTGTACATGGAGACTTCGAACGCCATGCCAGTGCGCGGGTCCTGAATCATCATGCGGTCATCGGCCATATCGCCTTCTTCCGGCAGAGCTGGCGCACGGGTTGCCAGTACGATAGCGGAGCGGCTGAACGCGAAGTTAGCGGTATACGCAGCAGCCAGGGTCACGGTAGAGCCGCTGTTTACTGCTTCGCGCAGGCCAGGAGCGCCAATGGTCAGGTTACCGCCAGACAGCGCAGAGGTAACGACGTACTTGTAGTTGCCGATGGTTACCACGTCACCTGCGATGATGGTACCGGAACCAGTCTGAACAGGAATTACGGTAGCGCCGATTGCCAGAGCGCCGTTGGTTACATAGCTTGCGCCGGTACCAGCAGTGTGACGGGCTACGCCAGCAGATTCACGCAGCACAAAGCCGTGCAGTTCCAGCAGAGTACCCTGAGCACGCAGCGCGGTAGTGCCGGCTTCGTTCGCTTTGGTTAACTGAGCCAGAGTACGGATGTTTGCACCGGCAGTGGTGTCGATTACGCATTGCAGATCGCTCAGTGGCGCACCGTTATCTGACAGGATTTTACGCACCTGCGCGGTATCACCGAGGGTGGAAGCAAACGGCGTGGTGCCAGCAACACCAGTAGCGCGAGAAGCCAGATAAGCAGTTTTGCCTACGTCAACTTCGATTTCGTTTACCAGGGTACGCATTGCCTGGGTGATCTGGTCGCGGCGGATGTTCGCATAGCCAGGACCGGTGTTGATACCTTTCTGTTCTTCACCAGTCCAGCGGAATGGAACCATACGGGATTTGGTGATGGTGAACGGAGTGTTACCAACGGTCTGATCACCATCATCTGGTGGCAACTGACCAGGGCTCACGTCCTCAGCAGGCGCTGCTGGCGTGATTGGGATACGGATTGCCTGGTTCAGAGCAGCACGCTCAGCGGTGGCGTCCAGGGTGACGGACGGGATAAAACCTGCCAGTTCACGGGATACGATGTCCAGTGATTCGTACAGGTCGGGGACAAGGCTGGTCAGGGTGTTAGCCATTTATGAATTTCCTTCTTAATCGGTAATGGTTACGCCGCCTTTGATTTGCTCCATCTGCTTGGCAGGCGGTAGCGCTTCAAATTGCGCGCGTGAAATTGAGGTTTGGTTATTGCCGCCACCCTGACCGCCTTTCGCGCCGGAGCCTGAAGCATTCGAGCCCTTAAGGATGTGGTCTTTGTATGGGTAGCTATCGATGAGGATTTCCAGAGCTTCGTCAAATCCAGCCACTTCACCCGGGTTGCTGCGACTGAAAAGCTTGTTGCCTTGCTTGTCATACGCAACTACCTGGTCGCCTTCTAGTTTGAAAGCGTCACCGAAGCGTGCCTGAACCATGTCGGCAGGAATTGCCATTTTTTCGGTAATGAACGGAGAGCGCAGGAAACTGCCGCCAACCTTTTCATTCACCAGAGCAGCCTGAAGTGAGTCACGCTCCTGAACGACAGGTGCGTACTTCTCTTCGATCGCCTTAATGGCTTCTGAACGGACTTTGTCGACTTCACCGGCATCCACCAGTTTTTTAGCGTCGAGATTTTTGATGGTTTCCAGTGCCTGCAATGCCGCTTTAGGGTCCTGAATGCCTTCAAATGCTTTCAGTGCTCCCTCCGCTGTTTCTGCACGCTCTCGGTGTGATTTTGCTTCACCGTTCAGGCGAGAAATAGTTGCTACAGTACCTGCAACGTCAAAGGCGATCTCTTTACCTTCATCGTTGATGTACACAGGCTTGCCATCAGAGACTACTACGTGGCCGTTCTCATCGAGTTTCAGTTTCATTTATGGTCATCCAACCTTGCTGTGAGCCATCCGGCCCGGTGCGCCGCTCTGCATCCGCAGATTTCGGCAATAAAAAAAGCCCGGTGATTAGCCGGGCTCGTATTCGTGGTTAACGCTTACGCGTTGAGGTTTGTTTTCGTGCTTTCTGAGCGCTGAGGCTGCGACGCAATGCGTTTTGCCTCTTCATCCCAGGTAATGTTGTCTTTCACCAGTCCACGCCGCTGTAGCTCGCTAAACAGCGTCTCGTTAGAGATGACGTCAGCGATATTCGCATCGAGGAGAAGTTGCGCAGTGGCCTCAGCTAGTGAAGCAGCGCCGAAGTCGTTATAGATGGTCAGAGAGCCGCCAGCCTTCTCTCCAAGCCACTCAGCGGTAACCTGAAGCATCTGGTCTGCTGCATCTTCAAAGTCCTGCACAATGCGTTGTAGAGCGCATGTACCGGCTTCATCTTCTGCTCTTGTCTGAGCTACTGTAATTCTTCCAGGCTTAATGACGAGAAGCTCAGCACCAATCTGACGCATCAGGTCTTCAAGGCGCTCAAGGTCTTTACTGCCGGACTCGATAGCTTTCCCTGAGTGCTCTACATATTTGAGGTCAGCCTGGTCTTTCTCTGAGATAACAGCCGTCGAAGCGCCTACCGTAATATCTTCGTCAGGGTCGAAGCCCTTACCGAACAGAATCGGCACGCGAGCAACGTGAAGAATGGTCTGCTGGTCACTCTTTGACTGCCAGTGCTCTACATTGAGATAGGCGAGCTCAGTCAGAGGTGGTTTTGAGCACATGAAGCCGAGCTTTTTGCCGTACACAGGCACGGCAGGAACGTAATTCAGGGTGGTAGTGCCTTCATCGTGCAGCGCCCATTCCATCTGCCCGTTCTGATTTTGCTTCTCGCGGTATACGCGCCATCTTCCGGAGTCCAGAACGCGAACCTGCTCAACATGCACCTCGGCAAACTCATCCTGAGGGTCCTGCTCGGTCACGCATTCAACAAAGCGAAGGTGCGTTAACAGTTCGCGCCCGTTAATGCGCTCAGAGCGCCAGTCAAGCAGGCTGTTTGCGCCGATTGATACCCAGTACGGACGAACGCCTGATGCCTTTGTTTGCGCAACCGTCATTTCGCCATTAGTCGGTGGGTAATCAATCAGGACGATGTTAATTCCGAACCCCATCGCCCCTTCCAGCACTCCAGCCAGGAATGAGTGAAGGTTTGTTCCCTGCATATCGATATCGTCGAACAGCTCAACGATGCGAGCAGGCACATCATCAGCCCAAGTAACTGGTCGGGAGAATGGTTTGCCACTCAGAACTTCAACAGTGCGGGAGAATGCAGGGAGTAACGTTGCTACCGCCAGGCGGCGTTTGTAGAAATTATCGTCTTCGTTAGGCCATTGCGGGAGATATGTTTTCCCGGCCTCTCGCATCTCTTCCGTGCCGCCCAGCAAAGCGGTAATCATAGGCCAGCATTCTGCAATAGCCTCGACTTTTGCTGATCGCACTCTTACAGAATCGGTCATAGTTAATTCCAGTTATGCAGAAAAATGACGCATTTTCGTTTTGAATGTCCGCTTATTGTTTTTGACCACAGCGAAGTAGCGGAAACCGTCAGAACCGTGCGATGTCCAGTCATGAAGTGGCTTATCTTTCCAGCATCCTCGCTTCTCATCCCATTCCTTGCGGTATCCCTCGAGAGCGTTAATGCCTTCTTCGCATTTAGCCTCATCGAAAACACACATCGGCAGGATTTCACGCACCGCTTCTATGCCGGTATCGACCGATTCACGAGGCACAACGTTGAACTTGATGCTGTAGCGCTGACCGTCGATTTCGTAGCCTTCTTTGGCTAACTCCTTGCGGGATTTAGCGTCACTGCCAAACTCACGGTTTTCGATATCGTGCGGGCCCCAATGCTCACCATATGTGTATCCCTTATCTTTCAGGATTTTCATGTAGTGACGCAGGCCTTCGCCGCTGTTTTCGTAGTAGTCGATGACATGAAACTCGCTGCCGACCTCTCGAACAAACCAGATCGCCGTGGAGTCACCCACACCGATATCCCAGAACGTATGCACGGGGAGGTGAGGATTGTCTGGAATGACACCAATACGTTTTTGCGTGTACAGCCAGTGGAACTGCTTGGCGTAATAAGCGCCTTCGACTGATTGCTGGAATGCTTCTTCCGGCGTCGATGGGTATTCGCGCTTCATATCATCGCCAAGCGTCTTCTCTTTGGCGTAATACCAGGCCCGCTGGCGCTCGTTGATGGAGATGCAAAGCTTTTGCTCGATGCCATTGAAATAATCAGTCAGGCGCTGCGATAGAGGCTCAACAGGGTCAATGGCGTATTCCGGATTCTTCCACCAGGAGAAGAAGAAAAACTTCCAGTCGAGATTTGAAAGCTTTTTACCCTGTAACTGCGCTTTCTCTGCTGCCTGGCAATATTCATAGAAGTAACCTGCCCGCCCCTCTGCCGTGCTCTCTATCGTGGTAAAGCAATCTGTAGAGACGGCCTCAAAAGCACCTGTAACGATTTCTCGCGCCTTTTCAGGATGCTTGGCGCATATCTTCCCGAATTCCGACACGTGCAAATAGCGAAGTGTACCGCCTCGAAATGACGTACTGATGTAAAGCGATCCGCCATTCTGAAACACAAGCTCACTCGCGGAGTCATTGCTCGCCGGGTTACAGCGCTTCAAGAAGTCAGGCAACCGGTCGTAAGCGTATTTCACCTTCTCACGAAACAGGCGCTTTGCGTCGTTAAGCGTGTGGGCAATGAGAGCACATCTGGCAGACTCAAAGATGGCTGCATCAAGCTGAATGATGCAAACCTCAGTCGTGAAACCCAACTGGCGAGCCTTAAGAATAATGTTGCGGGTATGCATTCCCTCGTAATATTCGAGTTGCTCTCGCGTCATCTGAAAGCGTACTGATTTGCCGTTCTTGTCGGTGATCCAGTAAAGCGTATTTAGCCGACGGAGTTTGTCACTCAGCATCTCCAGTATTTCGGATTGAAGCGACATGGGATGCTCCTGCTGATAAAGCTTTCATCAGGTCAGAGACTTCCTCTTCGAAGCCGTGCTCTACCTTCGTTTGTTCTTTGAATGCCTGCACATCTACATGTTTGCCGAGAAGCTCAAGGTTTTTCACCTTGTCAGGCCATTTGATTTTCTTCAGTAGAGCGGCGCTATCTGCAGATGCCATCTCGACAACATCCATGCCTGACAGCGTTGTACGCCACACCTTGGGCCAGTCTTTAATCGGCTTCAGCTCGCCATTGGCAAGCAGGATGTCGAGCACATCCATCTGGTCGATTTCAGTGAGGCGTCGCAATACGTAAGCAGCGTCTACACCTACTTGCTCATTGCGCTCGGCTTTAAGCTCAGCAATGCGGTCTAAAATGTCATCATTTGCCATCATCCTCGCGCCCTGATTGCGTGATGACTTCTCGCTGTAGCCCGCCCTTATGGCTGCCTGGGTGGCGTTGAGATCAACTATGAACTCACGGGCAAACAGCTCTTGTTTGTCGGTGAGCTTTGCCATGTTGTTACCTTATTCGTCTTTTATTGTTTCAACCCTGAAGCTATGCACATCGCTCAGGTTAATTCCTGCGTATGTCTCGAAGCCGTTATGATCGTATGGCCGATAGAGCAGGAATCCACTCTCCACCTCAATCTTCCCTGAAACCTCCCCTACAAGACGCTCAGGGCCTTTCACCTTCCCTACTTGGCTATTCAGATAATCAGTAATGAAAAGGTTAACGGAATCTTTAATATTTGAAAGCGCCATTTCAGCATATTCCTCTGTTCAGTCTTTATTCTGCCCGTGGGCATATGCATCCTCTTCACTGCATTATCGAGCCTTCACGATAGAAAGCTCTGTAATGCACCCTGTCTCTCCAGGTGTCCGCCATAGCCATGCGATGTTTTTGCGCATAAGGAGACGCAGGAGGTATCACACACTATGGCTGCCGGGGTTATATCCCCACTCACCGGCTAGGGTCGAGCAAGTATCCGTTATCAGGCTCACTCGCAAATGAGCCTTGTAATGGACGCATTACTTTGGTTTAAACAGCAATGTGATTTCTTTTGTGTAGGCTTCCCTTACTTCGGATTGCCACCTTTCTCGACTTTCATCGGTAATTTTTTCGCCATAGTATTTTTCTAATACCTGCTCTGCGATTTGCTCCAGTCGCTCGCGACCTGGAACTTTGACTTCGATGCTGTATGTATTCATATGGTTACTCGCTAAACGGCTTTATGCCGTATTTAAGTGCGAACTCGGCCGAGGTCATTTTGGTTACGGTGCCGGTTGTGTTGTCGCCGACATAGACAGCCTCACCTGATTTGGCTTTAACTGCCTTCCAGATAACGCTCGGCACGTTTACGCCGTTTCCGATCGTCTTATCGCCGGGAATCATTCCGGTAACCACCCAGGCATCACCTTCTGCCAGCACCTGTTTGCGCACAGCTTCCTCCATCAGTCGCCAGGCCTTTCTGTTGAGGTCTGGTAGCTGAGGTGTCATGTTTGCCAGGCTGAAGGTTTCTAATTGCTCCTGAGCTGTTCCTGCATCGCCTGCTGCAGTCATGTGGCCCATATCGTAGCCTGACTTTGCATAGTCCTTCTGCGTGGACTCAAACTGCTTAGGAACTTTTGGCTCACTGTGGAAAGCGTCCTTGCGCTTAAGCTGGAGAGAGCCATTTACGTCATCTGCTGTGAGGTGCTGAGCACTTACCATCGGGTCTTTCAGTGAATCGCTGTAAAGCACTGAGAACTGAGTGAAGCAAATCTCCTGGTCGTACTTAACCGGAGGAGGATTGTCGTTAAGGAATTTACCGGGGCAAGTGGAACCGCCAAACGCCAAAAACGAAAAAGCCGCTACGAGAGCGGCTATCAGGTATTTTTTCATGGGGCACCCTATGCGGCATAGAGCATTTTCATCTGCCCTTTTACGTGAAACGCCGCCATGCAGCGGGATTCGAAATCGCGGTAGTCAGCGCAGCCATTCGCGATACTGGTCACAGCGATAATTTGATGCTCTACCAGCTTCAGCGCGTCAGGCTTTAGGTGTTGATGAATCTTTTCACCTTTTGCCAAGCGTGATTTTACTTCCTGATAAACATCCTCTGGCAGCACAGGTCCGTAAACCCATTTGGCGCTAATCATTCCGAACAATGCAGGTCTGCGGTTTGGCCTGTGACGTGGAAGCCCGGACATTTTGAATAATGCCGCATAGAATGGATCGCTAAATCGCTTTTCCCACGGCACTGATTCATCCAGCAGGAACATCGCAGTAATGCGTGAATCGGTAGTTGAGAAGGCACCACCACGGACAATCGCATCAATCTGCTCGTCACACCAGATTTCGAAGTCAACTGAAAGCCAGCGGGCAAACCTGATTGCAAGCTTTGGATGAATCCATGTACCACCTTGCGGGCCGGTCTTTGTTGCAACAAGTCGAGTTGCCTTAACAAACCTCAGCACTTTTGCTCGCGATGCTGCAGAAGATGTATCTAACTTTCTGATTTCATTAATTTCTGTCAGAAAGCCGGGATTCACGAAAAGCTTTTTAGACAGAGCGGACATATATTCAAGCACGTCTATCTGTCGAAGCCATGATGTTGTGTCTTTGCCGAATTTTGCGGCGACATCAGTAGCATTGATCCAGCCTTCATCATTAAAGCGAATCTTCAGTCCGTCATAATTCAAAGGAATAATGTTGGTCATCGTATTTACCTTTCTGTGGTATGAGCCTGCTCGCGTAGACATGGGCGGCCAAGAGCGGAACGATGAAATCCACCGCCCTGTCTCAGACTCACACTACGGAAAGCTCTTGTTTGAAGACGCACGCGAGTGCGCATGGAGATATCAACTACGAAATTTTCGTAGTTTTATTTGTTGCACTGCTAATTCTGGCGCTGGTTTGGAGCAATAACAAAGCCCAGCCATTTCTGACTGAGCTTTGTTATTTCTTGTCGCAGCTTTCGCTCTGCTTTTCAGCGGTGCTTTGCCACTTCCGTCTGTTCCGGCTGCCAAGATGTGGATCACCATCCTTTCGGGGGTACACAATCTTTACCTTGTCGGGGTTGTTCTTTACTTAGCGATTACGCCAGCTTCCTGACCTGCTCGGATGTAATCCTGCAGCGCTTTCAGTTTTACTGGTCGCTGATGATTCCGGCGCGGATGTCGTAAATGTTTCGTCCAGCTTCTGCTGAGAGCTCGACGGAGGCTGCATTGCCCAGGCCGCTGGCGCTTGCAGCTGCACTTTTTGACAGGTTACAGGTTGCAAGTCCGGCTTTGGCGAATTGCAGCTGGCGAGAGCCAGAGGTAACAGCATCACGGAGAGCTTTGTTTTCTGCGAGCGCATTGTTTAACTCCTGCGTATGCTTCTGATCGCTTTTTACCACAGCGCTTGAGAATGCGTGTTCCAGCGCTGCGTTTTTATCACGCACAGCACTGGCTTCATCACTGATGGCTTTGATGTCTTTGGCGTACTGCTGTTTAAGCGTGGCAATATCAGCGGTGAACTTATTATCAGTCACCCACCACCCGGCAAGTGCGCCAAGCAAGCCACCACACAGCAACGCAATTCCGCACCACTTCCAGCCAGGCTGAAACACCGTTGAGATGTTCATTTTGGCTGGTCATTGTCGAACTGCTTAATTGCACGAGCGATGATTCCGCAGACAGAAACGAACGCCACGATGTAGCCGAGGTATTGCGACGGAATCATTGCTTTTACGTCATCAGGCACCTGGTCCCAGATACCAGCAATCACAGCCAGCACCGCAAGAATGCGCACTGACCACATCTTCCATAGCTGAGGAAGGTTATCGATGAATTTCATGCTTATCCCACCAGGACGCTTTTAGCGACGCTATAACGAGCCTTCCGATCGTCCAGACCGTTTGTCCCGCCGTTGATACGTTTTGTCAGTCCGACAATGTCATCTTTGTCTGCAAAGGAGTTGCAGTTATTGGCTTTCCAGAACCAACCGGCAGAACGCGCTGCATTTTGGTCAAGAAGCAATAAATCAGGGTCATTCACCAGGTCGAGGGAAAGAGCTTTACCACAGTCGGCATAGTTAGCCTTGAATGTAACTTGCTTCAGTCCGCGTCCACGATATTTCCAGCCATCACCTGGTGCAGAGTTTCCGTAACGGCCGCCATAAACGATATTCGCGATATCAGCCTGACGCGATGGAGAAAGAGCCAGTTCCCCAGGTTTACGCCCGAGCTTTTCGCGCTGCGCTGCAGTTAGCCTATCGCCAAAAATTGCCAGACCGGCCACCGAATAATTCAGCGACTCAACAACTGAGCGCCATCCGTTGGATTCGGTACCAATCTGAGCGATAAAGTGAGCTTCGCGTAAAGGAGTGTTGATGCCGAACTCGTCCATGACTTTTACGACATGCTGATACCATTTATCAGCAAGCGCGGGAGCAATTCCTGCAGCTCGCATAAACTGGTCTTTTGTCATGGTCTACCTCAGAAGGAAACTTCACGCTGAATGCTGCTGTAATTCGTTTTTGGCTCGATAGCCTGAACGGCTTTACCATCCGGAGAGATAATCACTACGCCGGGTGCATTCTGTGTGTTACTCGCCAGCTTTTGCTCTGCGCTATGCGCTCGCATCTCCGCCGCAGTTCTTTGCAGGTTCATATCACTGGCAAGCTTCATAGCGTCACGGCTACTGTTTACCGAGTCATTGAATTGATTGCAGAGGATGGCGGTTAAGATAAGGAATACGACAGGTACGAGGTCGAAAATATATCGCCCTACCCTGATCTCAGTTCTTGCCATAATTATCACCATTGTCACTTTGGCTGAACCATGGCAACTTTTTGAGGATTGCTGCTCCTTGCCATCCCGCAGCACCGCATCCCATACCGAGGATGTAAAGTGACCACTGTTTGTCCAGCCCATATAGAGCCATCATTGTTCCGGCAAAGATTGACACGATCATATGACTGCCAAGGCTGACTTTTTCAGCTGCCGGTCTGGTTTCGTACTTTGCCCACGAACCAAGCACCGTCATGATGAGCGCGAGAAGCAAAGCCGGAATAAGGTCTGTTCCGTTTGCCATTGCGTAGTCTCCACCATGCGGTGGCCTATTAAAGCGTCTGGCATGAGACTACCAGGCCGCATATTAGCGACCCCAAATGATTGGGGGATTTGTTCTTATTGAGAGGTAAAGCATTGTGTTGCGAACAAATCCGATCTAATGTTTTGCCCGCCTGATCAGACGATATGTGCCTCGGTCTTTGTTCGTGACTCCTATCATGAGCAAGATGACAGGAGGCTGTTCCACCAACTTACGGTCGCCCATTTTCACGAAGCCCAGCTCAATGCTGGGTTTTCTTTTTTGGCAGCACTCTAGACCCGTAGCCACAGAGCGATACGGTGAGGTGTGTGAGGTCTGGTTGTTGGATATAGAGTGCTTTCAGAAAGGTCGTGCAATTAAGGCCGGTTACGTTTATCCGGCGTCTTTCGACCGATTGCCTGAGGTAGCAGGTAGGGTTGTGGTGGCGAGCCTGTGTTTCTCGCTCCTATGGGTTCACCTGTAAGGTTTCCAGCTGCCAGCGCACGTCAGATTTTCACCACAACGGAAAGAGCACTGCCGCATTCGTCGTCTGGTACGGTGCGGAGCTTTGTTAATCCAGTCAGTGCTCTTACCTGTTGTGGGCTCCGTTTCGTGGAGCTGACGGGAAGGAGCGCTACTCTTCCACCTCATGCAAGATAACACCGCCACGATGACAATGTGTTTTGCTATCGGTATGAACGCAAAAAGCCCCGAGCTATTAACTCAGGGCTTGTTTGTTTGGCTGCTCTGTTCGCTTTTGCTCCGAGCATACACAAAATGTACTACTTCCATTTCGCGAGCGCAAGTTATTTAGGACAATTTACCTAAGAATTATGCTTCTTGTGGAAATTCCTTCTCAATTTCGCGCCTCATCGCATAAAAGATTTCTGAATCGAGCACATTTTCGCACCAGACAACCCTGCGCCTGCACGACTGGATATCCATCCCGGTGACTGCATTCATCACCCTGGCGATATCTTGCGTGCAATTGCGATTGCAATATCGCTTAATAGCTACATCGCGGACGGGGCTTTCACGGTGAAACGTCTTGACCATCACACGTTCAACGAAAGCAGCATCATCTGATTCTTTGGCGAGAGCGATGATGTTGCTGAACGATGATTGTGGGATGACCAGTTCGCGAGCTTTCTTGTAGAGCACATCTCCACGCAGCCCATCTTCTTCGTAAAGGCGCATGACGACAGACTCAATCTGTTTGGCCTTGTCATCACTCCACTGGCTACGAATCATCAGGCGACCGATAACGTTGATTGCACCACTCGGGGAATCATCTCCGGCGTTGACCTTTCCCCATACCTGAAGCATGTAGTGAACCCATGCTTTCTGACGTGAGTTGATGGTTTTCTTTTGGTGCTTCCATACACGGCGGAAATGAGCATCGTCGATGAAGTTGACCATGCCGAATATCGGAGTTGTTCGCATCAGTAATCCGCTCCCTTGCAGTGACACCAGATTTCAAACATGCGCTTAACCACTTCCCGGCAATAGAGCCCATCGGTATCTCTCGTCAGGTCGTACCGGTCGCCATGCTTAAGTCGCATATAGCATTCGAATGCTCGATTCATCTACGCTGCCTCCGGATCATGGTCTGGCTTATTCGTACCAAGCCGATTACGCACTTCCCGCAACTGATCGCGCACATAATCAAGACTGCGCTCAAGCTCTTGCTCTTTGCCAATAAGCACCTGCTCGGTATGCATATCGCGCTGACGCTGCCATTTGACTTGCTGAATGTTGGTTACTGAGCACATACGGGTTCTCCTACTAAACTGTCTAGCTGGCGACGCATCATCTTCAGTGCTCCATCAGGGAATGGCTGACGGGCTAAGCCTGCAAAGATGGCGCGTATTTTCTTGTCGCGGATGCGCTTGAGTAACTCTGTTACTGTCGCGCGTATGGTGGCGTTAATCTTGCGGTCTTCGAGCTGTGCGAATCTAACGGATAGCTCCACTGTGACAAGAGCATCCAGATACTCTTCACAGACCTCTCTGCTTATGTCTGTCATGCTGCTTTCCTCATAAATCTCCGCCCGTACTCCATCAGCACATCGCGATCGACCGTAGTCATGCGACATTCGCCAGAGCGTGGATATGGATGCCAGATAATGAGCATCGAGCCTTTGTTGTTGCCGTTTACTGGTTTACCTGTTTCTGCATTCAGGAACGAGAGCCGACCGCCTGTGATGAAGCGAACCTCATGCGCGGTCTTAATGGCTTCTCTGAACCACAAAACTGAAGTGTCTGCAGGTAGCAGCATTACGCATCCGATAGCGTTGTCAGTATTCTCCTGCGCAGCTACCTGAACGAATGGCATTGGTCGGCTGTATGGTGGATTCATCCATGCATATCCAGGAATGTCTGGCATCAGCGATTCCCACGCCACATCGAATGTGTTCTGCTCTTCGGTTATGAATCTTTTACACAATGCGTTTTCAGCGCTTGCAGCCGCATCCAGCACGAAATTAAACTCAGCATTAAGCGCATGGAATATTTCTGGCGGCGTTCGCCAAAGGTCTTTAATTTCTGCAGGGGTGTTTGATTTATCCGTCATGCTGCCTCCTGTCTCGCCCTGACCAGTTCGCGCAGTAGAGCCCTGTAACGCTTTCTGATAGCGTCAAGCTCTTCTCTGGTGTATCGGTGAGGGGTGTTGTTGTTTTCGAGAGCCTCAACGCGTTCTGCGCCGATTTTGGCTATGAGATTGATGCGGTACTGTTGTTGGTTTCCCGACAGATGCACATTGCATTGATGACATTGCGCATGGATATTGTCTTCGTGATACCTCAGATGTGATGCCTTGCCTCTTGACCTAAAATGACCAGCTTCCCACTGTACCGTTGTCCAAGTTCCGCAGCTGATGCATGGTAAATTCCTGTCTCTCTCGCGGATGTAGTCATTCACTACTCGCTGAGTCAGGTCTTCCCAATGCTTTAGTGGCTTTAGTGCTGATTTCCTTGCTCTCCATGCCTTTCTCTCTGCTTTTACCCGTTTGTCAGCGGATGACTGTTTTGCGTATTGGATGGAGCAGGTAATGCTGCATACTTTTTGAAGAGAGTTTCGAGGCGTGTATTCGGTAGAGCAGATTGGGCAGGTCTTTGGCTTAGGCGTTTTGCCATTAGCCATTTTTAAATCTCCGTTGTTTCACCGATGATGATTTCAGTTTCGAAAGGAGGCGTACAGCCGTTAAAAATCATATGACCGAATGTCGCCATTAAATCCCACAACTGAAACCTAGAGTAGCCGTCGCTATCCGTGCTTGGATGCTGATATACACCACTGTATCCGGTAGTTTTAACGAGCTCATCATGCTGCCTCTGTAGCTCACTTCTTCCAGCATCGGTTAATTTAACCATTACGTAGTTATTGATATTAAATTTCACGATTCATCTTCCTCCGTCATAAATCCGTTAGGGTCGCGATATGCTATTGCCAGTGAGGCGCAATCCTCACAACAGTACGTCTCGCCATCTGATAGCTCCTTAGTGCAGCCTGCGCACAACGTTCTACGTATGCTCTGCTGCTCGTATGATTGGGCTTCGTGGGGGCTAAGCATGTTTGGCGTCCACATTGTTGGAAAATTCTCCATGAATACGCTCTGCATCCAGCCTTCTTCTAACCGCCTCATCCTTGCATTTGCCTGAATAAAGATGAATGCGCTTTCCATCTTTCATAATTTGAGCAAGCCAATAACCTTTTGAAAAAGAAACGCCTTTGATTCCGGAGGTATTATTTTTACCGATTTTCGCATTGCAGTTATTTTGACTGCTGTCTGCTTGCCTAAGGTTGGAGATTCTATTGTTTAGCTTGTCTCCATCCATATGGTCGACTATCTCTGGGAAGTGACCATTGAAAAAGAAAAACACCACACGATGAAGGCGATACCTTTTTCCATCAATTGATATGGTCAAGTAGCCTTTGCTATCCAAAACGCCAGGCCTATCTCCTTTTTTAGCGTTGTATGTGGCTTTGTTGAATAAATCAGATTTCGGGTAAGTCTCCCCCGTAGCGGGTTGTGTTTTCAGGCAATACGCACGCTTTCAGGCATACCTGCTTTCGTCATTTTGTTCAGCGCTCGTAC